TTACCCCTTTTTTCGGGTCTGAAATTAAAAAATATTCGTTGGGTAATCCGAATCTGCTTTGCTTGTCAATCAGCCCTAATTCGACTAGTTCGTTAATAGCTTTCTCAACCGTTTTTTCTGACTTGATTCCGGTCGCTTTTTGAATCTGAGAAATTGAAAGGCTGTCATGCGTTTTCTGCCAACCTCTTGTTTTTCGGACAATCAAGATGTAGCATTTAAGGGCGTTCCCGCTCATCTGCGACAGGTATTCATCGATAACCGAGTTTGCAATTTGAAAACTGTTTGGGATAAATTCATTCATGGTTCAATTCCTGACCTGGCGATTGAGTAATGTGCGACCGGATTTTTACAGTTGCCGACCTTGTAACGCGGTTTGTTAAATTCAAATCCGAGGGTTTCCAAATCCGTGATTCGTGCGGCAAGCTGGGTAATATGCAGCTTTGCGTAAGCTTCGTAAGATGTGATGTGCCCGTTTGCGCGGATATACTCGACAATCCGCTTGCATTGCGTTTGCTTTTGGTTCATAATGCCCTTTCGTCTTACCTGAATCGTTTCCTCGCAATTCAGGGGAATTGCCCGCCTCGTGCGGGCTTTTCTTTTTTTAGTTACTTATAAAAACAAATCAGGGCGGATTTCTTCCCGTTTCACCCCTGTCAATTCTTCTATTTTCTTTGCGTTTACAGCCGTTACCTTTGCACGACCATTCACATAACTACTGATTAGCTGTTTCGACACGCCAAGCGAATCAGCCATTTTTTGCTGACTGCCAAGTATCGAAACCGCCTTTTTAATCGCTTCCATAGTCAAACTCCTTTTTACATAAGTATAAAAAAACAATACATGAAAGTCAAATATATTTATTCCTATGAAGTCCAGTTTTTTTATACAATTTGCAAAGGAGTATGAAATGACTAAAGAACAAATAGATTTATCCAAATGGGTTTTGGCTGCTCGTGAATATGCGGGGCAAGAGATGACCCAAGAAAAATTAGCGGAATATCTTGGAAGAACGAAAGCAAATGTGTCAGCAATGGAAAACGGACGTTCAAAGCCATCGTTTGAACAAATGATGGAGATACATAGGGTTACAGGATACCCATTGCCATATCAGCAAAACGCAGGCAGAGACCTGATAAATGGCAACCAAACAAACACCAACTACACCATAAATCAAAATTCTGTAAGCGAGCCAACAAAAGAAGAGCTTAGCGACGCAGACAAGCACTTTTTAAAATCAATGCCGCTTTTGGATATTGATATGGCTGTTCGCCATCTCGCCAACCCTGATAAAGATAGGACGCAGATACAGGGCGATGGGGACAGGGCGGCAACATTTATCCCACACTCAAGGCATACCGTCGGCGTTCGCATGGCTGATGACGTGGAGTTTGCAGGGATAAAACGCGGCGACATACTGATAGTAGAGCCGAATATCCCGCCAAGAGATAAAGACTTGGTGCTTATTTGTATCGACAATACAGGCTACCAGCGCGGCATGGTGGGCAGGTTGTCCATTGCGATTGATGGGACGCATACCATTATCTACGATGGCGGATCAGGCGTTCCGCTGCCTGATGGCGCGTTTATTGCCGGAGTAGTCGTAGAGGTTAAGCGCAGGCTGATACCAACGGACATCTTATTAAGCCGACTTAACCCTGATTACAATATCCACCAATCAAAACAAAGATGATATGAGTGAGGCCGTCTGAAAACAGGCGGCCTTTCGTGCGTCTTATTTAAAAAAGTCGGATTTACAGATTTACACAAAGTGTAATTTTCATAGGGAAAAGAAATGTTGCAGATACAGACAATAATGGACCGTGCAGAGCAAGGCATTACCTCGCCATTCATCTGTATGGCGGAGAATAGTCTGGAATATTTCGTCAAAGGGCTGCATGCCACCCGTGCGAGCCAAATAAACGAATGGATAGGTGGAAACATGGCGCAGGCTTTAAGTTTGCCCGTTGCCCCGTTTGACCTGTTGGAAGTAGGAGAAGAGCTGTACGAAGAATTACCCGCAAGGATAAAGGAAATCGGCAAAGGCATCTGTTTCGGCTCGCAGACGCAAAAAGGCTACGCATTGCTTGAGCCGGCGGACATCCCCCGAATCGATATAGTTATGCAGCGTCAAATCGCCACCTTTGATTGGTTTATCCGCAATGAAGACA